GAAATTGTGCAACAATGCGTAACCAATAGGACAAGGTTAAAGTATTTAGAAAGTCAAGGATACTTTAGCTTACCTAAATGGACTTATAGTAAAGAACTAGATAAACGTTTTAAAAATAGAAATTATGTATCTGTAACTGTAGGAAGAGAGTATGGTAAATGGACAGGATATTAAAAGTAATTGATTGGATTATATACGCATTAATAATTGGTAGTATAATAGGTTTTTTTTATGGCACGTATCAGTTGATTGATTTATTTTTTATAAGGGGATAGATATGGTAGATATGGTGAATAGACCTCCACATTATTTAGTGGGTGGTATAGAGGCAATAGATGTGATTAAGAGTCGCTTAACAAAAGAAGAATATATTGGGTATCTAAAAGGATGTAAGCTCAAATATGACTTACGTTATCCGTTTAAAGATAACCCACAACAAGATTTAGAAAAGTCTGATTGGTATAAGAATAAACTATTAGAAGCTACTAAAGATGAAGATGCTGTCAATCCACCTGAAGTAGAAGCTATTTTAGAAAGGTTTGATGATGAGTAAAATATATTGGTTATTTGGTCTTGTGATGGTTGCGTTAGCAATATTTGGAACAGAAAAAGCCTTTAGTCAAACTACTACGATATTAGCACCTGATGGATCTGTAACAGTCTGTCAGGTTGGCTCTAATGGTATTATAATTTGTGTTTAATCATCTCTAGGTGTTAATTCACCATATAGAGATAATTCTTCACCACTTATTTCAATAATAGAGTCATCATCTAGCTCTATAACAATAGTGCTATCGCCATGTAATGCTTCACATGATACGATAGTTCTACCTAGCATGTGATTGCAGATAATCTCTACTTCTGATCGTTCCATAGATATTCCTATATTTTGACGAATTTTTCTGATTTGTTTGTGGTTAATTTTTTATTACCTCTAAACCAAGAGCCACAATCTTGACATTGGAATCTTGGATACTTTCCAGCAGTTAATACTGCATAACCACGTTGTTGAACTTTATGACTTGCACAACTTGGACATACTCTTTCTTCTGAGAAGTGATTATGATTAGGATGATTACTTATCCAACCTTTAAACTTATCATATACCTTCTCTAATAATACAACATCATTTCTATTGTATTCTTCCATGCGTTTCCATGCTGACCTATCGTTATTCATAACTTTAAGCCATAACTCATGACCTTCATGTGCTGTCTTTTTACCAAGACCTAAACGCTGTGCAATATAATCTAGTTTATTAGAAACAAATCTAAACTTACTACGAGATGTTTGTAATAAGTCTATATGTTTAGCAGGGCTAGGAGGTGGCATACCAGCCTCTAAGAACTCTTTATTAAGCATAGGTATATCAAACCTATTGCCATTATAGTGAACGATTGCGTCTGCTTCATCCATGAGTTTATGGATAGACTTGAGCATTGCTTTACGATCTGTTTTATATACAGAGTCAAACATAATCTTTTTCTCACCATACCATTTAGCTGCATAGCATAGTGTGTAAGATGATTCTAGGAGTTGATTAAGCGCAATGTTCTGCTGCCAGATTCCCCAAACCGTTGCTAAATTAGGTGCGCATTCTATATCTAAAAGTAGTATCTTCAAGTAACTCTCCTAGTGTTGAGATACTTTATTATACACTAAATACATGATAATCAATAAGAAAACATATTTAAAATGCGTAATAGCACAGAGAATGTCGCAGATAAGATAATCTAGCATACAATAATTTTAGCTGTCTTAGCTTGTTTTAGTTTCTCAAAGAACTTCTTGTAGGCTGATTTAGAGTTACCAATAAAGTCACCACCTGACCATGTAGTGCCAAGTAAGATACATCCTTCTGTATGTGCTGAAGTATTACCTGAATGGATACGAACACCTGTGAAGTTAGGAACGTCTAGTATATGTGGCATATCTTGTTTAAAGCGTACAGATGCGTCTATAATGACTTTGTATTCACCGGTAGGGATAGCAGTCTTACCTATCACTTTACTGCCATTTCTTACCACATCTTCTAGTGTATAACACTCATATACACCATCTATGTATAATTTGCCTATTGTGTGTGTATCTTTAAATTCAAACCTTTTTACTTCAATTAACATTCTTATCAATGTAGTTAAGTGCTTGGGTTAAATATTGCATAGCATACATAAATAAAATAGAGAATCCCATAGCTACGAATAGCAATGAAACAACTAATAATTTAAGTATAGCTAAACCGATAAAGTTTAGTATGTCTAAGACTATCATTTCTTTTTAATGTAGAATAAACTACGTTCCCCAAAGAGATAGAAACCAACTGCACTAGCAAAGTTATCTACTTCTTGTGTTGCAATACCTTGTAGGTGCATAGTTGCCCATGTTGCTAATACTAATAAACCGATAGCTGGTCGCATGAGTCTTACAATAGCTTCTACCCATGGATAAGATGGATTACCACCACCAGCTTCATTCATTACCTTAAAGAACTCTAGGTCAATCTGTTTCATTTGAGCATATTGTTCTATGGTTGCAGGTTTGAATTGATCAGGTGCTACAAATCTATTTATAAGTGATTTACCTAAATCTACTGCTAATGGTCCTAATGCTGCTAGTATAGTAATTGGGTCTATGATAATACTCCTTATAGTTCTTTAGGATCGTAGCCAAGTGTGTTAGCTACTCTCTTTTGTAGTTTTAAAAATAAACCTTTATGGCTAGTATATTTATCTGTTTTAGGTGATTCTAAATAGCATATCATGTGTATGATTTCATGTGCTAGGGTCTTTAATACTGTATCTAAATGACCGCATTTAGCTGTAGATATAGTAATAACATGAGGTTCACCAGCTTCAGGTGGCTCATATTGTCCACATATACTATGGTCATGTACCACTACGAAATCAACACGACTTGCAGGGGGTAGTTTATAATCTTCAAATACTGGAAACTCTATAAGAGCTGAATATAGATTGGCTATGTTATTTTCAGTTATGAATGTCATAGTGTTGAACGTGGTTTAAATAGTTGTGGGTTATATACTGCTGTTGCATCTATCTCTGGAAAGTAAATTAATACTGATTCCATGTTGTTTACAGATTCTTTCTTCCAGCAACCTTCGTGATTAGCCTTACCTTTATCTGTAGCATAAGCAGCATAAGGATAGCCACGTAAACCCATTTTAGTAAACGTACATTCTTCTAGTGTTAATACTACTTCACCAGCTTCTGTAGCCATTGACATTTCTTTGGGTAATTCTTTACTATACGCATAGTCATATAAAAATAACCATAAGAGTATTAGAGTAATACCCATAAGAAAGTTTTTCATGTTATTTTCCTAGCAAGTTGTGCATAAAGAATGTAGCTAAACCACCTAAAAATGATGCTATAGTCATACCAGCCCAGAATCCACCTCTACCACGATTAGCTAATGCTAGAAGTTCATCCATGCCTTGTTCTAACTTATCTATCTTTTTTTCCATTTGCTCAACTTGAGCTACAAGTTGTCCATATTTGAATGGGTCAATATCACTCATTCTAAAATCCTTTACTCTTGAACGTTAAGTAAGCCTTGATATGGCACAAAAGGTGCTGTTCTTGGCGTATATTGTGGAGTTGCAAGTAGTCTTTGACCTTGTGGTGTCATTAAACCATATCTAGTAGCAAGTCTTCCTGGTGCTAAAAGTGATAATGCAGGAACACCTGTAAGTAAATCAACACCAGCTCCAGCTCCAGCACCGTAAACATCTAATGCTGAAAATGGTGCAGGTGCTTCTGCAACTACTTTAGTTGTCTTTGGAAATGCTTTAGCATATTTACCTACTAAAGCTAATTCGTCTGTAATAGGAACACCTTGATCTAATTGTTTAGCTATCTTCTTAGCATCTACAGTTCCTGTTTGTGGATTTAATGCTTTTTCTACTGTAAATGTTTTAGCAATATATCTTCTTGCATCTCTAAATTGATTGATAAGTTCAGGTTGACCTAATTTAACAACATGGTTTTCAATAGCTTTTTCTAACTTATCTGCTTCAGCTAAATACCTATTACCACGTGCTACTTCTTTAGGATTAGGTTTCATAATGTTAGTACCTGATCTTAAATAAGCACTACCATCACTACGTAACTCTTTTAGCTTTTGAATAGCTGTTGCAGCGTCTATAGTATATGTATCAGGTATATCTTGCATAAGAGCATTTTTACCACCTGTTACTTTATTAATACCTGTGACAATATTAGAAAAAGGATTTTTATTACCTAAACTAATAGTGCCTGTTTCAGCAATAGCTTCATAAGCAGGATATACAGATGTTCTAGCATTTTCTAATACTTCTGTTGTTAGTGGTGCATCTTCAGGTAAATCTAAATATCTCTTAGTAAGATTATTTGTTACTTGTTGATTTCTTGCACTAGCTAACTCTTCTGTTTTAAATTTACCAGAAACACCTTCTAAGAAACGACCTAATTTCTTACCACCTACATCTGTAGGCAATGCTACATAACCAGCATCTCTACCTATTTTTAATGTTTCATCTCTAGTAGCATTTTGTAATTGTTGAGTAGATGGAGCAATAGCTTTAGGTCTTACAAGTCCTGCACCTGCTAAACCACCACCTAAACCAGCTAAAGTTTGTGTAACTGCGCCACCACCTAATTCTTGTGCCGTTGCTTGTCCTAAACCACCACCGGTAGCTGCTGCTGCTTGTGTAGGTGCATTTGCAGTAAATGCTTGTTGAATAGTTTGACCTAATTGTGATGCAGGTTTAAATGCTTGTGCAACACCTGCTGTGCCTAATGTACTTGCTAATGCTCTTGTAGGTCCAGCTACCATTCTTTCTAAACCTGTTGTTGGTTTAGGTAAGTTTAATGTTTCAGCAAGTGGTCTTGCTTGTAAACTTTCAGGTAATACAAGGTTTAAAGCACCACGAACAGGTGAAGCTAATACGTCAGCAGCCTCTGTTAAATAACGACCTGTTAATCCTAATTGTCTTTGTAATCTATCAGTCACAGGAGGTAATGCAGGAGCTGGTGCTGCTTTCTTAACACCTAAATAGGCATCAGGGTCAAAGCCTTGAGTAGTACCTAGATATTCATCAGGGTTAAATTCTGCCATGTTATAGTCCTAATTTTTGTTTTATTTGAACTGACCTTGGGTCTGTAGGGTTAGAATTTGCCCAATCTAAAGCCTGTTTATCTTGTGCAGATAATTCTTTAGCTTTTGGTGCAACACTACCACCACCTTCTTTTGTCATACGTAATACGTCTTGTTCTGCTTGTGCTCTAGCACGTTCTTTTTGTGCAATAATATTTGGATCAGTTTCACCAAATCTAGGGAAGAATGTTTCTACGTTCTTTCTTACCTCGTCTTTAGTTGCAGCAGCACCTGTTTTAATACGTAAGAATGATTCAGCCCATTGCTCTTGAATTTGTTTTGCACGTTGAGCTTGTTGTCCAGCTAAACCTCTTAATGGTGTACCTGCTAAATTAACTGCTGTTTGTGCTAATGGACTAGATGGATCAAAACCTTCTGCTTGTAATTTTCTTAATTCATCACTTGCATTAGACATTTGGCTATAGAATGTTGCAGCTTTAGCTTGTGATTCTGTTGCTGCTTTTTCTGCTTTAGGTTTAATTTGTGGGTTAGTAACAATATTACCTTGTAAATCTTTAATAGGTAATCCTGGTACTTTTGGTACAAATATCCAATTACCATTTACATCTTGTTGAGCTGCTTCATAATTTTGAGTAGCTTTTATAGATTCTTGTTTTGGTTGTAAATCTTCAAAGTTACCTGACTTTTGGAATTTTGCTAATGACTTAGGTGTATAGTCAGATGTGTTAATCTTACCAAATGGACTTTCACCTTTTTCCATAGCAGAGATTTGTTTAAGATCACCTAAGTTACCTGATAATTGATATGCAGCTAATGATTCAGGTGTAAATTTAGTAGGATCAATATTACCAATATTAGTGCCACGTTCTTTAGATATAGGAACTAACTTGCCATAATCTTTTGTTTTTTGAAACTCAGAAATAGATTCAGGTGTAAATTTAGAAATGTCAACAGTTCCAAATGGATCATTTCTACCTGCTAATAGTTGTTGTCTATATAAATTATTTAATGCAGTATCTACTGTGTTTTGAGATGCACCCATACCACCAATATATGCTTTAGCTAGATATGGTAATGCGCTACCTGCATTTAAGTTTTTAGGTGTTGCAAGATAATTAGCAGCAGTTCCAATAATACCTGAAACCAATGCTTGATTACGTAGTTTTTCTTCTTGTTGTGGGTCTAAAATACCTGTAGGAATTGGTGTTCCAAAGATATTAATACCACCTAAATAGTCTTGTAATGCCATGATTTATCCTATGTAAATTGGTTTTCTTGGTAATTGTGCCATGCTGTTAAATTGTGGAATGGGAGCTGCACCTTGTTGACCCATAAGTTGTTGTGCGCTTAACATTGGAGATGGTTGT